ATTAACTTCTGCTGGAGCATCTTCACCAACTTGGACTGCTCAATCTTCACTGGTTGTTGGTACTGCCACTGTTGCCACAACAGCAACTAATATTGCTGGTGGTTCTGCTGGTAATCTTATTATTCAATTAGATACAAATCAAACCACTTTCGTTGCTGCTGGTGCAGCTGGCACATTCTTAAAATCAACTGGTGCTTCTACTGCGCCTGAGTTTGCTGCAGGTCAAATTACAATTGGTTCTACTGCAGTATCATTCGGTGATACTAGTAACGCTCTTGCTGGAGTAGCTTCTATAACTATGGGTAATCGCACTTATGGTAATGCGTCTGTTGCTTCCGTGTCTGGTACTGGTCCATGGACAGCAACAATTACTGGCATATCATCAACTGCTGGCATTTTAGTTGGTCAAAATATTACTGCAACTGATGGAACTGGTTCTTTGTTTGGTGGTTCTCCTACAAGCGTATTAGTTGCAAGCATTGTTTCTGGAACAAGCATTACTGTAACAGTCACTGGTGGAACTATACCAACTGTTGGCACTATTACTGCTATTACTATTTTTGGATTCTTACAAGTTCCAACTGGAACTACTGCTCAACGACCATATGTACCAGCAAATGGTATGATTCGTTACAATACTACTCAATCTACATTTGAGGGTTATTCATCTAGTGCATGGTCATCTCTTGGTGGTGTTAAGTCTGTTGATGGATTCACTTTTATTCAAGCAGAAACATCTGCTGGTAACTCAAATGGTGACTTAGATTTCTACGCTGAAGATAGTGCAGGAACTGCAGCCACTCAAATTGGTCAGTGGAACAGAACAAACCTTAAAGATTATACTGGTACGCTAGTTGGAACACAAACTACACAGAATGTGTTTAATGCAACTGCCACTACTGTCAATGCTTTCGGTGCAGCAACTACACTAGCGATTGGTAATGCTACTAGTGCAACTCTAACTCTTCGTCCAGGAACTGTTGTTGGATCTAATACCACTCAGAACTTATATAATACAGTTGCCACTACTTTAAACTTAGGTGGTGCAGCAACTACTATTTCTATCGGTGCTGCAACTGGTACGCTAACAATCAATAATGCAAATACAGTTATTACTGGTAACTTAACTGTAAACGGCACAACTACTACTGTAAATTCAACTACTGTTGAAATTCAAAATGCTTTTGTGTTTGAAGGTGCTACTGCCGATGGCTTTGAAACAACATTATCCACAGTAGATCCTACTTCAGACAGAACAATACTTTTACCAAATGCCAGCGATACATTAGTTGGTAAAGCAACGACTGATACACTAACAAACAAATCTATTAGTTTAACAAACAATACAGTTACATTTACTTCATTAGAATTAAAAACTGGTTGTTCTGACGAAACAGGTTCTGGTGCTCTAGTATTTGCTACTAGTCCTACTTTAGTGACTCCACTTCTTGGAACACCAACTTCTGGTACATTAACTAACTGTACTGGATTGCCAGTTAGTGGTATCACTGCTTCTACTTCTACAGCACTTGGTGTTGGTAGTATTGAACTTGGACATGCTAGCGATACTACTATTGCTCGTTCAAGTGCAGGAGTTGTTACTATTGAGGGTAATACAATTTTAACATCAGGTAGCACTTCTGCATCAGTTCAATTTGGCTCGTTCGGTGTTGGTACTGCTGCATCTGGAACTACTGGTGAGATTCGTGCAACAAATGCAATCACATCTTTCTATTCGGACGAGCGTCTGAAAACAGATATTACAGAAATTTCTGGTGCTGTTGATAAGGTTATGCAGCTTCGTGGTGTTACATTCCGTGCAAATGAATTGGCAGAATCTTATGGTTATGTTTCTAATAAAGAACAAGTTGGTGTTATCGCACAAGATGTTGAAAAAGTATTGCCACAAATTGTGGTTCCTGCTCCGTTTGATATTATGCAATTACAAGAAGGTGTAGAAATTTCTCGTTCTGGAGAAAATTATAAAACTGTTCACTATGAAAAACTTGTACCATTACTAATTCAAGCAATCAAAGAACAACAACTTATGATTGAAGAATTACAAAAGAAGGTAGGCTAACATGGCTGTTTCTACAAGAGATGGATTAAAACAATACGCACTTCGTAATTTGGGTGCACCAGTTGTTGAAATTAATGTGGATGACGATCAATTAGAAGATCGTATTGATGAAGCATTAGAGCACTGGATAAAATATCATTACGAGGGCACTGAACAGATTTATATGAAAGCACAGATTCGTGCTTCTGAAATTGTTTTAACCTCCTCAGTTGCTGCTAACTTTACATTGTCTGAAACTATTACAGGTGGAACATCAGGTGCCACTGCACAAGTAACAAAAGAAACAGGTCGTTCTTCTTCTGGAACTTTACTTCTTGTTAGAAACATTGTCGGAACATTTACGGTTGGTGAAGTAATTACTGGTGCAACATCTGGTCAAACTGCCACAACTTCCACTATCACAAAAAGAGAATACGATAATAAGTACATTACAGTAACTGATTCAGTATATGGTGTGACTAAAATTTTAGCCATAGGTCAGGCATCGTCATCTAAGAACATATTTGATTTACAATATCAATTGCGTCTGAATGACCTATATGACTTAACATCTACCTCTATCATTTATTACAAAACTGTAATGAGCCATTTGGCTCTACTTGATTTAGAGTTAAATGGTCATACTCTTTTTAGATTTAATCGTAGAACAAATAGAATTTATCTAGACATTAACTGGGAAACAGATATCCCTCTTGGTGATTATGTTATCGTTCAAGGATACCGTGCTTTAGATCCAACTGAATTTACAAAAGTTTATAACGAATCATTTTTAAAACATTATGTTACTGCATTATTTAAAAGACAGTGGGCTACAAATATTAAAAAGTTTTCTGGCATTCAACTTCCAGGTGGTGTCACATTAGATGGTGATAAACTATACGATGAAGCAGTTAATGAGATTAAAGAACTAGAGGATAGTTTACAAAATAAGTCTGCACCATTAGACTTTTTTATAGGTTAATATGTCAACAACTAATGTTTATTTTTCTCATGGTACGAGAAACGAACAGTACTTGATAGAAGATCTTATTATCGAATCTTTAAAGATTTACGGTAATGAGTTCTTTTATATTCCAAGAACATTAGTTTCTAAAGACGAGATTCTTGGTGAAGATCGTCTGTCTCAATTCACATCATCATTTCCAATTGAAATGTATTTTGAAAATGTGGACAATCTTGCTGGGCAGGGAGCATTTATTCAAAAGTTTGGTTTAATGATGGAGCAGTCAGCTACATTGATAGTTGCTCGTCGTAGATGGGATCAGTTAGTTGGTCGCTATGGTCAAACTACTTTACCCAATCGCCCAAACGAGGGAGATTTAATTTACTTTCCATTAACAAAAGGATTGTTTGAGATTAAATTTGTGACTCATCAAGATCCATTTTATCAACTTGGTAAACTATATGTTTATAAACTACAAGTTGAATTGTTCCAGTATGCTTCTGAAAGAATTGATACTGGTATTGCAGCAGTGGATACATTTGAATCACTCAAATCATTTACCACAAATACAACTCGTTCACCAAATGGTAAGGTTATAAGGATCGATGTGACAAATCAAGGTTCTGGATATAGCACAGTTCCAACAGTATCCTTTACTAGTTCAAGTGGTATTAATGCTGCAGCTACTGCTGTTCGTGGAACTGGCGCAAATGCCAATAAAATTGTTAGTATTACTGTAACTAATCAAGGATCTGGATATCAAACTGCTCCAGTAGTTTCTATTACTGGTGGTGGGGGTGCTGGTGCTTTAGCAACTGCAGTTATTGAAGCAGACATTGATGCTGTTGAATCTTATGGTGATAATAATAAATTTAAGACTGCAGCAGCAACTGATTTATTCAGTGAATCAAATCCATTTGGTGAAATAGATAGAACCAGGAATACTGAATAATGTTAAACAATAATGTATTTTATCACGGAACTATTCGTAAGTGCATCGTAGCGTTTGGCACTCTATTCAGTGACATCTATATTGATCGTCGTGAAGGGAATTCTGTAACAGGAACAGTCGCACAGCGTTTACAAATTCCTTTGGCATATGCTCCAAAAGAAAAATATCTAGTTCGTATTGAGCAAGATCCTAATTTAGAAAACAATACCTATGTCTCTTTACCAAGAATGTCTTTTGAGATTCTTGGATATAGCTACGATTCTAGTCGTAAGTTAAATCGTATGCAGCAAATAAAATGTGGTGATGGTACTACCACCATGGACGCTATCTATACTCCAGTTCCATATAACATTGATGTTAGTTTGTATATTTTAACTAAGACTCAAGAAGACGCATTACAAATTTTAGAACAAATCCTTCCAACATTTACTCCAGAATATACTCTAACGATTAACGCTGTTCCAGACATGAATGTTAAACTTGACATTCCTATCGTTTTAAATAGCGTAACCTCTTCTGACGAATATGATGGCGACTTTCAAACTCGTAGAAATGTTACACATACACTAACATTTACAATTAAAACCAATCTATTTGGTCCATTGGCTAACAAGAAAGTTATTGATGAAGTATTTGCTAATGTTGGACAAAATGAAAACTTTAGCAATCCGAACAGAATCTATACAGCAGAGGGTGATGTCACTACTGCTACAGTTGATACAGAATCTTGGACAAGTAATTTTTAAATATGGCTGAAATTTATAATGCGAATTCGAATCTAAAAGCAGCTGGTGTTGATGTTCAGTTTACTCCAGAAGATGTTAAGGAGTATATGAAATGTGCTGCAGATCCAATTTATTTTATTGAAAACTATTGTTACATTGTAACGCTAGATCATGGTCTTCAGTTATTTAAATTATATGATTGCCAAAAGAAAAAGATTGATGTTATTCATAACAATCGTCGTGTAATTCTTATGGAAGGTCGTCAGCAAGGTAAGACTACAACTTCAGCTGCTTATATTCTTTGGTATACATTATTTCAACCGAATAAAAATGTGGGGGTTTTAGCAAACAAAGCAACAGCTGCACGAGAGGTTTTAGATCGTTATCAAACGATGTATGAATTACTCCCTAAATGGATGCAACAAGGTGTCACTACTTGGAACAAAGGTGACATCGAATTAGAAAATGGTTCAAAAGTATTTACTGCTGCAACTGGTAAATCTGGTATTCGTGGTAAATCTGTAAACTTATTGTATGTTGATGAAGCTGCAATTATTCCGAACAATGTGGCAGAAGAATTCTTTACATCAGTTTACCCTACAATTTCTGCTGGTCAGACTACTAAGATTCTTCTAAGTAGTACACCATTAGGTTATAATCATTTCTGGAAGTTTTGGAATGATGCTGAGAATGGGCGAAATGGATTTGTTAATCTGTTTATTCCATACTGGGAAATTCCAGGTCGTGATGAGGCATGGGCAAATGAACAAAAAGCCATGCTCGGTGAACTTAAATATAATCAAGAGGTTTTGTGTAACTTCTTGGGATCAAGTTTAACACTTATTAATGCAGATACTATCGCACAAATGAGTGTAGCAAATAGAGTCTATGATAAAGATGGACTTGATGTTTATGTAGAACCACAAGTTGGTCATACATATTGTTTAGTCGCTGATGTGGCTAAAGGAGTTGGTGGGGATTATTCTGCGTTTCAGATTATTGATATTACAGAAACACCCTATCGAATTGTTGCAAAGTATAGAAACAATGAAATTAGTCCATTGCTCTATCCTAATATTATTTACAAAGTTGGTAGAGACTATAATTACGCTTGGGTACTAATGGAGATTAATATATCAGAGCAAGTTGCTCATATTCTCTATTCTGAGATGGAATACGAAAACATTTTATTTGTTACAAGACATACTCTTGGACAAACAGTTTCTGGTGGTTTCGGTGGTGGTAAAACCCAGCTAGGTGTAATGACAGATAAGAAAATTAAAAGAATTGGGTGCTCTAATTTTAAGGCACTAGTTGAAGAAAAGAAACTATTAATACAAGACGCAGACACTATATCAGAAATTTCTACATTTATTGAGACAAAGGGGTCTTATCAAGCAGACGAAGGTTATCATGATGACTTAGTTATGCCTTTAGTTTTGTTTGGCTGGTTGACAACTAACTCGTATTTTAAAGACCTAAATAATGTAAACCTTAGAGAAGTTATGTATAAGAAACAGATGCAGGCTATCGAAGAAGAACTTACTCCATTTGGTTTTTATGACGATGGTGGTCCAGAAAAACCCCCTCTAAACTTCTAGAAATCGTGCAAAAACTAAATAAAATGTAGACATGAATTTTGTCTAAAAGTAAAACTTATTAACAAGGAGAATTACAATGCCGTTTCAATTATCTCCAGGCGTTGCAGTCGTAGAAAAAGATTTCACTTCTATCGTTCCAGCCGTATCATCTTCAATTGGTGCTTTTGCTGGTGCATTTCCGTGGGGTC